TTCATGTTGTGATATTCCGACCAACAACAATCGGCTTCATCCATTCTGCGACCACACACCTCGCAAATGCTATCATCGCTCCCGTAGTAGCCGTCTGTTTCGTGCAATTCGATACGGCACGAGCCGTCCATATTGTACGCACGACGATCGCCCTCGTCATAGTAAGCGAAGCCGTCCATATAAGGGCAATAGTCGCCACTCGACAAGTGCGCCTCGATGTACAATTCCTTGTAAAACTTATTGCCGTTGATATCCACCACGTCATCGGAATCGTGGCACGACGCTCCGACTCTCTTGTGCAGGTCAATGTAGCCTTCGGCATACAACTTGTTCACCAAAATCTGCTGCAACGTCAAATTTTGGTCCGTCGAATACTGACGCTCGGCATAGCGATACACGTTGCCGTTAAGGTCATACACTTCGGTAAACACCACGCAACGTGCGACAATCATTCCGTCCTCGTCACGCAACGACGCGGCTTTCGCCTGCACTGTCGAATAGAACTCTATTCCCTCGCATCCGTTCATACACGAATGGAAATCCCCGACTTGTTTGTATCTGTCATAAATCGCATCGAAGTCGTCATTCACGACGAGATGATACAAGTTCGCGTTCGGTGAGTGTTCACTCGCATACGCCTTCCATTTGCGAGCCACGTCCTCTGCGATGAATGTCTTCGCCTGCGGACATAACGTCCCCACGTTTGCCAACGCCTCGGCTACCACTTTGCCGACCTTCTTCTTGATGACTTTGTCCCCGTCATCGGTGTTCTTGACAAGACGAACGCAATTCACATCTCCGTCCTCGCAAAGACCTCTCAATCCGTCCGTCTTATAGCCGTCGACCCGTATTCTGAGATTTATTCCGCTCAACTTGATGTTACCATAAGTCAAGTGTTGCAGTTCGGCATTCTTCGCCAACGATTCGTTGACATAATTGCCCATAAAGTACGATTTCATGAGATAATTTCTCATCTCTGGGTTAATTTCCTTGCTCGACAAGATGTACTTCATCTGTGCCAATGCGATTTTGTTCATCCTTACTAATTGACCTTCTTCGGTCACACGTTTCCCAATGATGGATTTGAGTTCCATCGGACTCTTTTCAAGTATTAACATGATTTTAGGATTTTAAGGTTATTCTTCTTCTGTTGGTTCGTCATTCAACGAAAAATCAGGGTCGTAGCTGTAAAAGATGGTCAGTCCAGCATCAGCCGACACGATTCCCTCTATTCTCGTGTACCTTGTCGTTTGGTATATGTGTTTCAGTTCCTCGTCAACTCCATCATAAGAGTGGACTATCTTGTGTTCAAAGCGTCTCATTTTTTCAAGTTTTATTTGTTTGTCTTATTCTTTGTGATTCGCCACCAATGTGACGTCAATACAATCCATTGACACCGCAGCGTCAAACTTTTCAAGTGCCTCTTCTCTCGTATGGTAAACTCTTCCGACAGTTTCGGCACCTTCGTACAATTTGTAGGTCAAGTAGAATTTCATAGTTGTTTCTCCTATTAGTCCAAGTGTGTTTCGTAGTCCATATTTATTCCTTTTTCTTTTGCGAATCTCACAACAAGCGAATACAACTTGCTGTTTATTCCGTAGTCCTGCGAATAGATTGCCTCCAAAGGACATCCGATGCTGCGATAATACGCCTGCTCTTCCTTTGTAAACTTATTCACAAACATCCGCTCAATCTTGCCACGCATCAATTTGTGGGCTGCCTCGGCAAGTTCATCCGCCTTTTTATTGTTCTTGCGATAAGTAAACCAACTTATCGAACAACCGCAGCCGATGAAAGCATATCGGTGCGTTTCGCCACGAGATTCCACCTCCACGAGATTCCACCTCCACGAGATTCCACCTCCACGAGATTCCACCTCCACGACCGATTTCATCTTCATCGACTTCGTTACCGATTCAAAGAACTCGTCAAAGTGTGCGACAAGATAGTCCTCCAATTCCTCGGCAAGACCTTTTTTCGCCTGCTCGTTCTTTTCGGACACCTTTTTCGCCGATTTCAGGTAGCCACTCTTTTTGTTAAATTGGTCAAGCAAATTCGACGCCTGTTCTTTTGTCAGATTGTCGTTCCTGTAATCGTGTGCCTTGCCACCTGCAAGCCACAAGGCAAAAAGCTGACGGCTTGTCGCCATTTCATTTACATTTGTTGTGTTCATTTTGTTGTTCCTCCTATTCGTTAGTTGATTTCCGATAGTTCTTCCAATTCACGCTCGCTGAAAATTCGATGCAGGTCATCAGCCATTTTCCGACATTGATTGAAGATTCTTCTTATTCTCGGCATATCACCTATGAAATTATCTTCGTAGCCATATTCAGCCATAAAGTCTTCGATGTTGTCGGGACAATACTGTTCGCATGATATAGATGCCAACACGTCATATTTGCGCAGCTGTCGTTTGCCAAAGTCGTGAAAACTCCCATAGAACGGGAACTGCAAGGACTCCTTCGGGTTGTTCTCGTGATAAATTCGCACACTCCATTTTTCGTGCATCAACTTGTCATCGGGACAATTCGGGAAGCCCTTGACGTCACCGACGTAACGGGTTATTATTTTCACTCCATTTCTCTTGCAGAAGTCCTCTGCTTGTTTGTCGTAGTTATTCATGATAAATTCTCCTATTCTTTACATAAATTCAACATATCATCCCTCGTGGCGTAGTCCACCAACACATCCTCGCAGATGTCTGCAGACACATTCACACTATTCTTGCACAATTCTCCCGCAATTAAAACTATTGCAGGCACTACAACTAACAAACAAGCCAAGCCAAAAGCCCAGCCCGTAGAGTCCAACATGCATCCACCGATGCACATAAGGACAAATAACAAATTCTTTTTCATGATAAGTTATTTTTAAGGTTTAATAATTCAATTCAACGCCAATTTTACGGGCATTCCGTACACATTCGCAGCAATGGAAATTAACATTGTTCAAGGCATATAAACTCATTGAACAATCTAAACCAGGATGCGACTCCGACCTCAACATGAGATTATAATATTCTCCGTGTCTGTTCTTGTTCACGCTAAGAACAAAGTCACCACGTGTGTAACATCCTGTATTTGCTTGGTATTCCCAACCCTGCAAATAACAATTCTTTTCAAATTCTTTCATTTTTATAACGATATTAAATTTTGTTGATAAATTGTTTATAAAAATCCCTTGCATTATTTCAAAATAGTTCTATTGCGTGCGTGCTGATGCACGTTAAAACATAAACTATTCGAGCACGGTCGAACTACATCCGTGCAATAATATTACGTCTTATTTATTTCATTCTTTTTCGGTCTTTTTCTTTTCGGTTTCGGTTCGGCTTGTTCAGTGGTGCGGTTCGATTCAGTCTCAGTGCTCGGCACAGTTCACCCTGCGCCCTCACTCCCGCACCTATTCAGTACCATATACAATTCGAGTTGTCTCCCTTCCTCTCACAACCCGTAACGTCGCAAAGCTGTCTAAACGATTTGTGCGACTTATTGCATACAGTTTAATTGCATTCTTTGGACTTATTTCTTCGGTTTTTACACCTACACCGCATCGTGTGCCAGTCCGTACCGGCTACACCGAGTTCGTGCTATCACAGCACAAAAACACATTTCCTCGCTCGTGCGGTCAAGCGTTGTCGATTCATTCACACTACATTAGAACAAACTTATTTTATACTACATTTCAGAATTTCACAAATTCATTACAAATTCGTTACTTCAAACTTACAAACACACGTGCAAAAACGCATTCAGTTCACTATCTGTATAAACGTCGTTTTATTCATTCAATATGAACGTATGCACAACCCACCTGCATACACCGACTAGGGTCGCAATTCTATTCAATATACAGCCAAATAATTCTATCATAGTAAGCGACAAAGTACACGAACTCCCTAATTATTCACTTGCATACCAAATTCAAATTGGTTTGCTTTAAACGGCCCGCAAAAAATTCGCTCAAATTATTCTATACGCTACCGACGCTTTAGAATTCAATTCTTTGCAGGTGCAAAAATTCATTTTGCAGCCGTAATTTGCCAGTAATTCAAGGAACGGCACGCAGCGCACTATCATAAGCAAGGGACAAAGTACTCCTTACCTCCTTTGCGGTGGTGGTGTGTTTGTTTGTTATGCCGGTACACACAAACGGCGTGCGGGGGTTTTTGGTGCGGGCTGGTAGTAGTGCCAGCGCCTAAAAAGGTTTTATTTTGTTTGGAGGCTGGCAGGGACTCGGACCCTGACAAAATACACCTGTACAACCTCGAATAACGTTATTTTGTCACGTTTAATTTAGTAGTAAGCAATCCGACAACGTTCTCAACTTTAATTGTTGACACTCCTTTGTAAAGACTCAAAAATTCATCATCTGTTAGCGTGTCAAAAGTTGCCAAATACAAGTTCTTTGAGTAGGCGAGTTTGTAAAGTTGCGCTTTACGTTCAACGGCGTTTGATAGCATGCCGCGTACCTTTTTACGCTGCGTTGCAATATCCTGAAAAATGACGTTTCCAATGGTTTTTGCCGTTTCGCTGGTCCTTGTGGTTTTTTCGGTGTTAATACGTGTGACTACCTTGATTTTTGCAACTGTCAGTTTGTCGAAGTTTGCAAAAAACACTTTTACGGCCTCCTTGCGTTCTTCTTGTGTCCAGTCCTTACGAAGGTTCTGGAAATCTGCAAAGTTTGTTTTAATTGTTTCGTCGTTCCAGTTTGCAACGTTCATACGTTTAGCAATTTCATTAATTGCTGCTGCTTTGGTTGTGCTTAAATTTTTTGTTTCCATGATGTTATAATTTTAAGGTGTTAATAAATATTTGAACTTTTACACTGCAAAGATACAAAGTCACATTTTTTCGCAGAGCATTTTTTTTTACACGTTCCAAAACTAAATTTTTAGTTTATCTACGTAACTCGTTGAAAATCAATGATTTAGCGACCACCCACCCCCGAAAAAAATTTTGAGAGACCCCATAAGCCTCTCTTCGTTATTTTTCATAAAATTTTTTTGGAAAATATTTATTTTAAAGTTTTTATTTTATTTTTTTATTTTTTTTTTGTAAGTTTGCGGAGTAATTATAGTAATAATTTAAATAGATATGTCAAGAGATTGGATGGGCTGAAACGGGGCTTAAATGAGAAAGGAGCCGTCCTTGGGAGGGGCGGCTTCTTTGGTAGTAAAAGTTCAAATATCAACATGGATAAAGTGCGGCGGATGATTTGTACATTGGCGATACTGATTGAAAAAAGATGAAATGATTGTCTCCCGCCGCCGATGAAAAAGCGGTGCAAAGATAGGGAATAAAATGATACGGCGGAACATTTTTTTACTTTTGTGTTGAAAAAAGTTGTATTTTTGCGGACGGAATCCTATGGAAACGGAAAGATATGGCAGGTAACACGATAATATACAGGGCACAGCCCGGGTATCAGGAGATGGCTGTGAGGACGAACGTCGACGTATGTTTCGGCGGCGGGAACCTTGGGGCCGGCAAGCTGCATCCCTTGGACACATTGGTTTTAACGCCAAACGGATGGGTTGCGATTGGAGACCTGAAGGAGGGTGATTTGATAAACACTCCCTTTGGATGCCCTGCCATGCTTTTGCATATTTTTGAGCACAAAGGGAAGGATATTTACCGTTTGACGACGAGTGACGGACGTAGTGTGGAGTGCGGATTGGAGCATCTTTGGTCGATAAGGACAGAGAAGCAGATGTATAAATATCACAATTTTGGAGGCAAGGATAGGTTTCTGACTACTTGCGATACCGCAGAACTCATAAAAAGGCTAAAAGAGGGCAAAAAGTCGTATCTGCCTGTACCTGACGCACAGGAGTTTTCGGAAAAGGATTTTGTGATACCTCCGTATATCCTTGGTGTTATGATAGGTGACGGATGTCTTACAGACGCTGCGTGGGTCGGTGATACCGCTTTTTACATTTCGAATGCCGAACGTGATGTCATCGAGAAGATTATGGTGCTATCTGAAGCGACGAGGGTATATGAGTATGACGGAAATTTCACAAAGAAGTTCTATTCGCCATTTGCAGCGGAATATAAAAATTATTGTGCAAAAGTCGGATTAAACACATATTCTTACAGCAAGTTCATTCCCGAGGAATATCTTTGGGGTAGTATCAAGCAAAGGCGGGAACTTCTCGCAGGGCTATTTGACACTGACGGCCACGTTGCCGACAACGGATGTTATTCCTATTTCACGACAAGTCACCGTTTGTGTGAAGACGTCACGGCATTATGTAGGAGTCTTGGTTATATCGTTACTGTGTCTTATGACGGCAGAACGGATAAATACACTAACGGCAAGGCTTTCAAAATTTGCATACAGACACCTGAAAAGATATTTTCAAGCAAGAAACACTCTGACCGTTGGGAAAAGGTTTATTCGAAGGGGAAAAGTTTCGTAAGGAAGAGAGACCACGTGTATGTAGTCTCGGTAGAGAAGACACGTGTTGCCGATGCGAGATGCATTTACATCGACGACCCACTGCATCTTTACATCGTTGATGATTATATTGTAACCCACAACACCTTCGGAGCTGCCTTGGCTACTGCCGAGCCGTCATTAGACCCGAGATGGCGTGGGTTGGTGGTGAAGAACAACATCGACGACTTGAAGCGTGGAGGCGGAGTCACGGACACATGGGAGAACGAGCTGTTTGTTGGCGGCGGACACATGAGACAGTCAGAGATGCCGAGATTCACGTTCCCAGGCGGGGCGTATATCGACTTCTGCCATGTGGCAGACCAATCGGTGAGGGCTATCCTGAGACGTTTCAAGAGCAGTCAATACGATTGGATATACTTCGACGAGCTCACGGAGTTCACATGGGACGCCTTCAAGACGCTCGTGTCACGTAACAGGGGCAAATCGAGATATGCGGGCAGGATTCTTGCCACCATGAACCCTGAGAGGGAGTGTTGGATAAGGGACTTCATCGACTGGTATATCGGAGAGGACGGCACTATAAGACCCGACCGTAACGGAGTGGTGCGCTACTTCTTCATCATGGGCAATGACGCCAAGGACGTCTGTTGGGGCGACTCCAAGGAGGAGGTCTATGCGATGTGCAGGGCTGAGATTGACGAGGCACGCCATGGGGAGCCTTGGGAACAGATGGTGAAGTCGTTCGTGTTCTATCAGGGACACATGAGCGAGAACAAGCTGATGCTTGCCAACAACCCAGGATATATGGGCACCGTCGCCATGATGGGAGGTGCGGAACGCAAGAAGCTGCTCGGCGGCAATTGGAATGTCTCGAGCAAGGATGAGGAGGGCGTGCTCGTGACCTATGACGAGGCGAGCGCAGTGTTCACCAACGACGAACAGCGCAACAACGACCGATGGGTCACATGCGACCTTGCCGACTTGGGCACGAACAACTTCCTCGCATTGGCATGGGACGGCTTGCATATCATTGATATAGAGATACTTACGATGTCCCGACCGAAAGAGAACGCCGAACATCTCAGGGCGTTTGCGGCTCGTAACAATGTCGCTGACAGCCATATCATATTCGACGCCGTGAGAGCGGGTATCTATATCAACGACTATATACCCAATGCGGTGCCGTTCGAGGGTTACAGGGCGCCTTACGGCGTGAACGCCCTGCAATACATGAAGCTCAAGGACTGCTGCTACGGCAAGTTCATTTGGCTTGTGAAGAACGGATACGTCTCCTGTTCCGAAGAAGTGGCGAAAAGCACGTTCCTGCATCAGAAGATAAAGGACAGGGTCACGATACAGGAGGAGTTCATCAGGGAGATTCGTGTCGTGCGCTTCACCGATGCGCAGAACGGCAAGAAACGCCTTCTCACGAAGAAGGAGATGAACAAACAGCTCGGCAGCGGTCAGTCTATGGACTTGCTCGACCCATGCTGTATGCGCATGTACCCGTTGCTCGACATCGCCGACGGTTATGAGTTGGAGAGCACGAGAGGCGAATACGACCGCTATCAGGAGGAGGTCGACTCGGGACAGAGGATAAACATATACGATGACGCAGCATTCGGCGTCAGCTACGGAAGATGACAATTAAAATACAGATATATGGACAAGGAACAGATACAGTCGACAATCGAGGACTTCAGGACTAACGGAAAGAACATACGTGTCAGGGACATCGCATACACACTGCTTTCCAAGATGTTCTCCGACAACAACATAGCCTATCAGTGTCTCTTCGGCTCCGATGGTTATGAGGCTTATATAGCCGACGACATGAGAGCCGAATTGGAGGCTTACATGACCGACATGGGATATATCCGCAACATGAATGCGGATTCCGACACGGGCGGCATCTCGTTCGAGGAGAACCGTCGGGAGATGGAACAACTCCTGAAACAGACGCAAAAGGCGTTGGACGACGGCGTCATTGAGGCTAAGGACGGCTTGAAGATTATGGCTGACATCCGTGTCAAGCTCAATGACAAGTTCAAAGTCGAAAGCAAACAGCTCGACCGCATGATTATCGTCGAGAAGAAGTTCGACTTCGTATGCCCGCACACACGTCACGAATGCTACCAACTCGACAAGGAGGAGGCGATGAGACGATGGAATTTAGTTGAAAATCAATCAATTGAAAAACAATAAATTATGACAACACAGGAACAGATAGACCATTTGCTTGCAGAACCCGACCGTCTGCTCGAGAGAAAGCCCTTCACGAGAGGGGCTGAGATGAGTTCCCTTGACATCAACCTGCCTGACGTGTATGTCGGCGGCAGAGTCAAGGCTCAGCTTCCACGTGTCAAAAGGCACGTGATTTCACAGGACACCTATATTGCGGAGTTAGACCCCGACATGCACAAGGTGCTTTTCGATGACAACATCCCTGCCATTGCAGCGCATTACAAGGACGGCGACTACTCGGAGATGAACTTCATCAAGACCGCAGTGCCGATACAGCGCAGCATCATGGAGAAACAGACGCTCCACATGGCGTCGAACCCGATGAAGTTCACTTTGTCGGACAAGAAACCGACCGACAAGCAGCAGGAGATGTTTGTCGTGTTCAAGAACTATTGGGACTTGCGCAATCAGGACGGAATGAAGGTCAAGATGGTGGCGACGGCGAAGTCATACGGCGACGCAGGCTTGCTGTACTACATGGACAGACGTGGCGAATGCCGCTCACGCATCATATCGTATGCCGACGGCTACGTCATCTGCTCGCATAACGACCAGAACGGAGACCGCCTCTTGGAGGCTCTTTGCTACGAGGCTGACAACAAGACCTACATCGACTGTTGGGACGACAAGAACTTCTACCGTTGGGAAGCCAATCAGAAAGGCGAATGGACTTTGGAGAAGTACAACGGCGGGCACGGCTTCAGGGAGATACCGCTCATCACCAAACGCACGAGGGTCGCTTGGGAGGGCACACAGTCGCTCGACGAGAGCTACGAGATATTGTACAACATCTTCCAAGTGCTTCAGCGCAAGTGGGGATGGGGCATGTTGTACGTCAAGGGGCGCATAGACAAGAACGCACAGAAGATTGCGGGCAACATCGTCCTGAACGACGTGAGCTATGAGGGCAAGGGTGACGCCAAGTTCTTGGAGCCTCCTGCGCCGCAGAACATGATTGACACATTGGACAACATCTTCGAGCGCATTCAGATAGCGTCAGGCACCACCTTCATCCTACCTAAGGACATCCACACTTCAAGCGACACTTCGGGCGTCGCCGTTCAGATGACACAGTCCTTGGACATCCAAACCGCAAAGAACGGCATCGTGGAATGGCAGAACGTCGCCGACAAGATGGTGCGCCTGTTCAAGCAGGGTCTCGCCATGGAGTTCCGCAACAAGAAGCTCTTCTCTGAGGAGGACATCAAGGTCTTGGAGGATCTGAACATCAATGCGTCGTTCGACGTTTGGCAGCCGTACTCGGAAAGCGAATATAATCAGGCATTGGCAACTATGAAGAATGCTGGAATCTTGTCACAGAAGACAAGCGTGGAAATGAACACTATTTCACGTCCTGATGAGGTTGAGAGAATTAAGAAGGAGGAACAGGAACTCATTGATAGGGAGCTTGAAAAAACTCGTAAGACCAAAGAGATAGAATCTCAATTTAATAAAATCATCTGCTACTACGAATGAGTAAGAGATTTTTTTGAAATCCCATATTCTTTATTTAATTGTTAGGCGAAAGGCACCCCAAGTTAATGAGGTGCCTTTGCTGTTTCTTGCCCGACCGTCCTGCGTCTCACGACGGAGTCTGTCGGGACTTCATGAGTAATTATGCACAAAGAAGTTAAGTTTTCATTTTTCCAACGCCGAGCTGACTAATTTCTTGAAAGCGTCTTCGGTATCGTCTGTGAATCTTGTCTGTTTCGACAATTCCCTTATGGCGTCGCCGATGTTTTTGTCAAAGCCGACTACGATTGCCGCTTTTTTCAGATGGTCGATGATGTCCTTGTATTCGAGTTCCTTTTCTATCAGTCTGCTTTCCTCTGCGGTGATTGAGATAGTGTCGGTTGATGTGTATGTGCCCGTGTTATGGCTTCTCTCTTCACATGTGTATGCGATGCAGAAATCGCATTCGTGGTTACAGTTGAATGGTGTCATGTTTATTCCTCCTTTTCAAATAAGTCCAGTTGTTTGTGCGGAAAATCGAGTTTTTCCTCTTCCTCCATCTTGGCAAGTAGTTCTTGGAGGCGCTTTATCTCCGCTTTTATCTCTTCCTTTGTCATATCCAATATATCAAAGGCGCTTCGCTTTTCTTCCTTGAAAACACATAGAAAGCGTATGCCACTGCACTGCCTCCGCCTTTAATCATACCATCGAAGTCGCCGTTCTTTGCACACAGAAGCCGCTCCTTGAATTGGTATATCGCTTGCAAGTAGCCCGTTCTGTAAAGCCTATCCCATCTGCCTTTGCCTTCCAATGCGGTCGTCTTCATCAAGAATATGCAAGGGCAACCATACGGCAGTATCTGCAAAGCGTGTTCGACCATTTCCGTTGCGTATTTGAATGGCGGATTCGTGAGTATGCAGCAATCCATGCCGTCAAACGGCATTTCGTTGACAAGAAGGAAGTCCACTCCACCTTCGCCATATCCTCTATCCACGAGGTCTGTACTGACCACGTTGTGACCGAGTTGTTCAAGACGCTTTGACAAGTCGCCAGCACCACAGCAAGGCTCGTAAACATTGTGCGGAATTACGAAAGCCTTCGCCAACTTGTCAATCGCAATTCTGTCTGTTGCGTAGAAATCCTCATTTTGCCGTTCCTTGTCCGTGTGGTTGCTTGCGCCCAATGTCTTCCAAATGGATGCTTTGTTTCCAATCCAATCCTTGTTTTCTGCCATATTCAATCCTCCTGCATCATTTTCCCCATGGTCTTGTCTTGTTCTGTTCGGGTATTGCGACAGTCGGATGTTGGCGTTGGTACTTCAATGCCCATTCGCCGTTGCTAATCTTGATTTTGTCACGCCACCGCTTGTCGAAGTAGCGTTCCGGCACAAACAAGTTGAGTTCGCTGTCCTTGTCGCCTTGGTAAGTGCCGTTTTCGTCCCAGATGAGGCGTTCTCCGTCGATTTCCCCGACGAGGATGTTCTCTCCGTCACGTTTGGCGGGTTTGACGTTCTTGACGACCTGTCCTGTCCTTGTGATGACCTTGGGGCTGTACTCCAACACTTCCTTGCAGACGGGATATGCGAACACGATGGTCGCTTTTATCCTGATGGCTATGCACTTCGACTCGTCTGGCTCGACGATGTACTTTATTTTCTCTTCGTTCATTGCTTTTCCTCCAATTTTTTAAGTTCTTCTTCAAGTCTTTTGTGAAAGTATTTCTCGTCATCGTCTCCGCTCAACAGCCAATCCACTCTTTGTGCGTAGACCGCAGCCTTGCGAAGCACTTTGACTGCTTCCTTGAAGCGTTCTATGGTATCGCCACCGAAGTAGTAGTAATACATTCTGTCTTCGTACACGTTGCCTTCTTCGTCGTAGTCCCATCGTTCAAGGTCTTCCTTGCTCTTTTCTATCTTGTTCTTCCTTACGATGTCCTCTATATGGTCGGCAATGTCCTCAATATGATGTTGTTTATAGTCGAATGCGCCTCCGCTCATTGTTTTGCCTCCTTGTACTCGTTGATTCTACTTTCTTTTTGATTGTGTCAATAGTCCTTATTCCGTTGTACCCTATCAACTTTGCATAAGGATACTCCCTTATGTTCTTATAGTTCGGATTAGGGTCGAAAACTATGTTGAAATCCGCATCGCACAACACTTGGTGCAAGTGCGAAATCGGATGCTCTTCCGCAGTAGTGTATGCTGGCGAATAAACCGATGCGAGGAAAAGTCCGTTGATACCATCATCCTTCTTCAAGTTATCCAAAGACATCCACTCTGCGAACTTCGGTTTTTCATAGCATCCGATTGACGGCTGTTCCAAGTAATGCGCGTTGAAGTTATAATAAGTGTCGCACATAATGTCGTATCCTAATTTGTCGCAGAAGTCAATCGCCTTTGCAAACCAATGCTTCATTTCCACAAAGTTGGGCACTTCTTCGTATTTTAATCCGAGCAATGTGCATAGGCAGCACTTGAAGCAATCGCCATGAGTCGGGCTGATTATTCTTTGATAGACCAAATCCATTGTCATTCTCCTTTCTTGCTGATTGTGGCAAGGTCTACGATATATTCTATCTTGTCTTTATTCATAGTATACTTTTTTAGATATTGTTATTTTGAACTCGTCGTTAGGTTGCAATCCGAGCTGTTTCGCCAAGTCCATCCAATCATAATGTATAAAGTCAGGCACCCCATCTTCATTTACAAAGCCTTTGAGTTTTATAGAAACCTCCTCTTTAATAAATTCCAATTCACATTCGTGGTATTCTTTTTCCGTGTTTTCGTCCATATAGAACCTGCCGTCTACATCGTATGAATATTCGAAACAGTCAATTATTTCACCTGTTGCAATTACTTTGGCTTTCATATCTTACACAATTAAATTACGTTTGTAATGGCACACATATAAGCCACAGCATGGGCAGACGACATAATCGCCGTCTCTTTGGTCATGGTGCAGCTCGTTCTCTTCGTAAATCGCCTCGCAGCCGCATCTGTTGCAGAACATCTTGTATCTCTGCACTGCGAGATTCCCTTGTTTGATTATTTCCATGTTATTTCTTCTCCTCCCTGTGTTCCTTGATGAAATCGTATATTGCATTGGTCGCAAAGTCTGTCGGGCTATCCTTTTCCGTGAAACTCACTACGGTTTTCCCGTCGTCTCGACCTTTGATGAACATCGCCATCCTCCAAAGGTAGTTCTCCAAGTCGTCGATGTACCGTTGCATCTCGGCAATCTCCTTCACGCCGCTTGCGTCGATTGACGCGAATTTCTTCCTCTGTCTCTTTTTCATCGGTCATCCTCCTTTCTTGTTTATCCCGTAAAGGAAATCCTCTGCGTCCGTCATACCGTTTATTTTGTCTATTGTGAGTGATGTTCTGCCGCCGTCGAGGTAGTCTCGGGAGTCTATGTGATATTCCACCTTGACCTTTTTGTTAATCCCGATGCGGTTCAGAGTTTCAATCAGTTCCTCGTCCCAAGCGATGAGCCAAATGGTCGCTGAGCCTTCTGCGCCCTCTTCCGTGACTTCCAATTGCACGTTCTGCATAGACCACTCGTGTCCGCGCTTTGAGGTGCCGTAGCATGTCACAGGCAGTCTCCTAATGACTCCGACGCTCTCAAATGAGAGGGTGCTTCTTCCTGTTTCGTCTGTCTTAATCATATCATTTCTCCTTTACAAATATCACTCCCTTGTGGTCGGAGCGGTCTTCCATGGAGCAAGCTCCTGTTATACGTTTCTCTATGTCGTTGGTGCATTTCGCCGCCGTGTCGAACACACAGCCTTGGCAGGCGTAGTCGCCTGATTCCTCGACGACACGCAAAGTACCGAGTTTATAATGTGCGAATGTCTCGTTTATCCTTCTCTCTTTCATTTTATATGTATGTCTTAAAATTTCTTTTTCTTCTCTGCGGGTCTCATGAAGCCGATGAAGCCTTGTTTGAAACCCAATCTGTTTCTTTCCTGCCATACCTCACGTTCCGTGATTTGTGAGAGCAGGTGCGTTTTTTTCGATGTCACAATCTGTGCGACCTCAGCCTTACAGACAAGCAGGACGTTCTTCTTCGGCGTGACCGACAATCCTGCGGCTCGGAACGGGAGAAAGACGCCCCGACAGTACTTGCCCGTCTCCTCGTCTTCATGTTCGATGATGGTTGCTCCGACAAGGTCGCTCAGTCTGACCGTGACGTAGTATTCCTTGCCGTCGAACACTTTCATGTTGCGTATGCGTCCATCGGGCTCGGTATCTTCCACCAATGCGTTGAAATCTATGTCTTCGATGTCTGCCATATCAGAATATCAGTTTGATGATTAGTAAAACGAACGAGACGATGAAAGTCCAAAAGGAGCGCATCATACATCTGACGACCTCTTCTTTTTTATCTCTGTCGTCTCTGAACTCTTCACACAAAGCCGCATACGCTGCTGCTGCGCAGACGGTGGCTATACAGCTTAGTATCATCACTATAACAAGTATTAACGTAAGTGCCATATATCCGCCTCCTATCTGTTTTCGATTTTCACCTTTGAAGTGTCGCCCTCCAACTGGCATTCGGCGTCACCGAACACGGTAAGGTTCAGACGGGCGTCTTTCTCCGCTATGATGCGGATGTTCTTGCACGTCTTGCTGAGCAGTAGCGAAGGGTATGAGTATGACGGCACTCGCACACACGCGTCTCGGCAGTCCAACATGTACACGATTGTGGTGTCCGCCACTATGTCTTCAGCCCCGACGTATCTGCAATACATCTTGCTTGTGTATCCTTGTGGATAGTCAACGATTTGCTTGCCGTCGATGAAGTTGGCGTATTCCTCCGTAAATGCGTCTATCGGCAGTTGGGCTCCTTTGTTGTCGAGGTCGAAGAGCCATTCGCCGCCGTTGACGTCGCAGATGACACGGAATTTCTCAGCCTTCGTCTCCGCTGCTTTCCATTTGCGCATGTAGTCGTTGCAGACGTTGCCGCTACGCATTGCGTTGTCTATCCATTCTTGTACAGTCGGTGTGTTCATATTTGTGCACTATTAGAAGTCCGTTTTTCTCTCTTATGAAGAACTTTTCGCCTAACTCCGAATCTCCCTTGTCGTCGATTTGTTTCGCTAAGATAGCAATTACTTGCGAGATTTTCATTCCAACACCTCCTTTCTCCAAATCTTCTTGCAGTGCCTGCGGACACGCCCTGTCACACAAGCCAGTATGCCGACGTATGTCGCTCCTACCGTGTTGTTGTCAACCGCATCCTGAAGGCTTTCGTATTCTGCTTCGAGACGTCCCGAAAGACCGTACTGACCCACACGGAAGTTTCCGTGCTTGGTCGGCTTATGGTGCTTGCCCTTGTCGCTGCGCTCACGACGCTTCAGTTGCGCCAATTCAATGTGTGTAAGTTGTCTTTTCATTGTGTTGCGTGTTTCGTTATATATAAACATGACGGGGCTGCCCGCTCCTCATGATTTCCTGCACATCTTTCCAATCGGCTGTGTTGTTGATTCTGACGTTGGAAATGGTGACCTCTCTGATTAGGTTCTTTGTCTGCTTGCTGAATATCCTGATAAGCGCGAAGTCCCCGTGCTCATCCAACAACTCTTTTCTCAGCCTTTCGATTTTTGTGTGTGTCATAGTCTCAATTTTTTTTGCAAAAATACAAAAATTTTTAACACCGACAAATATTTATTAAAAAATTTTTAACTTTTTTATATTTGAATTGCATTGTGTTGATAGTCAAAAAAATACAAACACGTTTTTGTTGAAAACTTTTCGTAAAAAACACACAAATATCTGATACTCAAATGTTTGGTCTGAATTTTTTTTTGCTTTTTTATGTTCATAACTCAAAAAAAAGTTGTACTTTTGCGGTGTGATTTTGTCTCAAGACCTGAGGCACATTTAAAACTTAATCCTAAAATACGAATAAAACATGAAGTTCACAGCAGAACAGGCGGTTGAAGCCCTCACCGCCATGATTGATGCCAAAGACAAAGACCTTGATTTGAGCAGAACCATTACAGAGAACGTAGAAAACGCTTTCAAGATGGTGGGTGACAACGAGACGATGGAACTTGCCGATTTCACCAAGTTAGTCTATCCGTTTGTGGCGACAGCCGCAGGATTGGCACACAAGAACGCTTCGACGGCGACCAAGACACTGCAAGAGAGAATTGCAGAGCTCGAAAAGCAGGCGAAGCCGCAGGAACCACCCAAACCCAAACCACAAGATACACCACCGAGTGATGACATGAAAGCTCTCCTCGACCGTATCGACAAGTTGGAGAAAGACAAAGCCGAAGCAGACAAAGCGGCGAAAGTAGCAGCAAAACGCAGCGAACTCAAGGCGGCGATTGCCAAGCAGGGAGTTGACGACAACGAATGGGTTGACACGTTGCTGAACGAGGTAACGGTAGCGGAGGACACCGACGTCGAACAGAAGTCAAAGGACTACGCAGCCCTCTACCAAAAACAACACGTGGTTAAAACCTCGATAACACCGAAAACACCGGGCGGCAAGCAGAATGAGCAGTACGACCTCTCAGACCTTGACACGCAGCTCGGGCAGATGCGAGGGGACTTCGGTCAAAAGGAAACTAAATAACTAAAAAACGTAAAAGTATGGTAAAATCAGTAGATTACGGCTATTTCCGCGGCAGAGTCCTTGTTCAGAAACAAGGAAGCATTGGCGGTTATAAGTCCGTGTTTGTGAAACTCAAGGAGTTGCACAACGAACTCGTATACCCGACTTTCGGCGGCATCATCATGAACCCATTCAAGGGTCGTGCGAAGTTCTTCGCAGGCGACCTTTTGGAGTTCCGCACCAACGAAAAAGGTGTCCGTCCTGAAGTTTACATTCTCAAGACATACAAGGTGGCAGACGCTGTCAGCAATTCAACCACAGTGTATATCGAGAGAGACGGGTACAAGCACATTCCATTCGTCGGTGACGTCCTCATGGTCGCCCCTGACGTGATCGGCGGCACAGGCAAGGCTGTCACAGTTTCAGCTGTTGTCAAGACAACCGCAACAATCGGCGGTCATACTGTTGACGTGTGGCAGCTCACAGTGTCAGCAGCTCTGACAATCGCCAAGGGCAAAGTCATGGTCGAGGCTGAAGAGGCTGGTGACAACAAGGCTATGCTCGTCAAGAACATCAACGCCGTCGCTGACTGCGATGCCGACATGATGTTTGACAACGTGGCTGACACAGCGAACATCGGTACTGAGTATGAAGACTATGTCGACGCACGTTACCTCTACACTCCTGCACTCGGAGGTTTGATGTACACCCACAAGATGTCTCCACTTCCTGAGTGTGTCTTGAAGCTCAACCGCTCGAACGTGAACGGATGGTTCAAGGTGAACTACTACGACATGCGTTCTATCCCTGACACCAACTATGTCAACAACGCCATCGCAGGTGTTGAAGAGGACATTGATGTGGTCAGCACAGAGGTTTCAGCCAATGCGCCTAAGTCAGGTGAGACAGACCCAACAACCGCCACAGTCGGCGTTCTCGGTGGCATCTACACCAACACAACCGACAACGGCGTGTTCATGTGTATCGCTATCTCGGGCACAGACGAGAAGACCTACACTTGGAAAGAAATCACATTCGTCGAATAATTAAGAAAGGAGTAACACTATGGCAAAATATGATTCAACAATGTATGCAGCTCTTTGGTCAAAAGAGGGTAGAGCCATTCAGACTCTTATTCTTAACGACCCGAACCGCATCCCGCAGTATTACACATTCTGGCGCAGCAAGTTCCGTGTCGACTCTGTCGTCACTCCAACCAACCCTGACGGCTCAGCAGCCTTCATCGTTCGTCAGCGTCAGATTGAAACAGGTGTCCTGATGGACATGAGAGCTCCGTTGGCAGACGGTACACCGATGGAGAAAGGTAACGCCGCTCAGTATACGGGCACAATCCCGGATTTCATCGGCAAGGTTTACCACGAGACAGCTCTCGAAAGAGAGTACAAGGAGCAGTTGTTCGAGCAGGTAGGTGAGGACAACATCTCTCTCGCAAACTACGTCATCGACTTCTTGCAGAGCAACATCAACTCTGCGAACATGACTCTTTCGCACATGGCAGCTCAGATGCTTTCAACAGGTGTCGTGAACTACAAACAGGGCGAAGGTATTCAAGGTGGCATCGTCAAGGCAGCTATCCCTGTTGAGAACTTCCTCAACGCAGGCGGCGTTGTTTGGTCAGACACAACTAACTTCAAGTTCTTGGATTGGGGTCGTAACCTCGTCATGCTCCTGAACAACAAGTTCGGCAAGGACATCGCTTGGCAGGTGGAGATTCCAAAGGACATTTGGACAAACTACATCCTGAAGAACGCTCAGGTCATCGAACATGTCCGCTTCGTCTACAACGTCAACGGCGCATTGCTGCCATCATCTGAATTGGTGACAGACGACATGGCTTTGAACGCCATCGCAAAATGGGAAGGTATGCCAGCCATCTCCATCGTGGAAGAGAAGCAGAAAGACATCACCAACGGCATCGTGAGCGGATGGGCTCAGAACATTGCCGTCGTGCGTCCTTTGGGCTTCGCAGGTCTCGTGTTGCACACAAGTAACCTCGACTCGAAGTTGGCTAAGTATCAGAACAACCTCATCTCGGCTGTCTACACTCCTGCCCTCGGCGGTCTGTTGACTATCGAGAACGCAGTGGTGCCTAACGGCATTTACAAAGAGTGGCACGCCAAGGCAATGATGCAGGCTGTCCCTGCTCTTGACGAGTTCCTGTACCACTTCATCATCAAGACGAATGTCGCAGGTTCACCCTACAGCTTCTAAAAGACAAAAGTAAGACGTAAACTATGGCTACGATAGAGTTTGACATATTGCAATACATGAGCGGTCTTACGGGATTCACCTTTGACAAGGCGGTGCTCACGCGCATCGCCTTGGAAAGGGGTGTCGCTGAGGTGACGGAGTACGGCGAGTTGACGAAGCGTGACCGTGACCTCATCACCGCAGACCTGCTTCTGGCCGCCTACCTTTCGCCTACCGTTTGGGCGAGTTTCGACCAATCACACGGCAGCTACAAGAAAGGCATCGGCTCGCAGACGATGTACAACAAGGAGGACATTTACAACTACTTGTACAACATCTACAAACTCTATGAAGACGAGAAGTTGGACGAGTTGGTAGACAATTCCGCCCACGTGTTCTTCCGCAACGACATCTAAAAACGAGAGAGAACTATGGCATACATCGACAAGGACGAACTTCAGGACTATCCTTTTACAGGGGTGTTCTACAAGTCTACGATAGACAAGACCAAGCCTTTGACCCAACAGGTCGAGGAGGAGGTCGTCATCGCAGAGGTGGTATGCGACATCCAAGAGGACTCCAACGCAAGGGTTTCCGCCACTGCGAGAGCGGTCTATGATGTTTACGTCCCTTTCGATAGCGACACCGACGTTGTTCCCGTGCAACGAGGCAATATGTTCCGAGGCACCCAATACGGTCTGCTCATCGCAGGCAAGGTGATAGGCGTGTTCCCATCGCAGTTGGGCACTTTCGAGAACTATTCCGAGCGCGGCGGCGACGTGGTGCCGCACCGTTGCCGTGGTTATCTCGCAAGGGTGGAGGCTTTTGACGTATGAGCCAATATGCCTATGGCGGTATCTATTGTGTTATTCCTATGGGAATGATATATAACGAAGCCATTGCTAATTCGGCACGCAGAAAATTTTATAGTTATTTCAAAGTTGATGCCAAGGCACTTCAGACAAAAACTCTTAATCAAGGTATTGTTTATGAAATAGACAAGGTTATTAGCAATGAGATGAATCACTTAAAATATGCTACGTTCGATAGAATTAAGGTTCATAACACATATAAGCCATCTCAAGCGGAAAAGGCAAGACGTTGGGAGAAACTTTTAGAAGAAGTTCGAGATTCTTATGGATTCGCCATCTATCACAATGGTAAAAGAGTGTTTTATCGCCCCGTTGCGGGAAACACTAATGGCGACCGAATAGAAGCATTCTTTGATGAAAATAAGAATAAACTACCAAGCGTAGGTTCGGTCGGTGGCAATAATACAAACAATTGGAATATTGTTATCGCCGTAGCGCACTATTTAGCAGCACGTTTGGAGGCTAAAGGTGAATATCCCGATTCTCCCGTTTATAAGGGCTATGGCAAGCGCGTAATTCTTTATTGGGCGCAAAAAATAGCCGATATTGTTAGAAATAAATTTGGGAGAGTAAAAATGCCTGTTCAATATGGATATATTCTTTCAAGAACAGGTGACGAAGGCGAAGTATTTAGAAGTCATCAAACACCATTATAATGTAAAACATGAAAGATACAAACAAATACGCAAACACAAGTAAGGTCGAGGAGTACCTATACAGCGTCCTACAAGGCGTTGTATCTGACCACACATTCGCAGGCACGTTGCCGAGCGCTATCGGTAACGAATGGGATAATATGGTGCTCATTGACTGCGACCTGCCTATGACCGACTACGGTGTGTATAGCAAGGCGACAGTCTACGTGTTTTTGTATGCAAGACCTTTTGCCGATGGTTCGAAGAATGTGGCGAAACTCAACACGATGGAGGACGCATTATGTGATATGTTGGATTCAATCAGCGACGACCACTACTCGGTTGACAGACTTTCTAACGGCGGAGACTACGACTCTTCAATCGGATGGCACCGCAACTACGTCTACTTTAACTTAATAATAACGAATTAAACAATTAACAATTAAAACATAGGAGATTTAAATTATGATTACAAAAACAAGTGCGACTCCATATCGTCGCTTTCAAGACCCGACAGGGATTATCTTCATTCCTTGGGCAGGCAATGGTCTCGGTGTAAACGGTTTCGACATCCACGATATCGTTGGTGACACAGTGTCATTGACACAGGATGACGCCGAGCGCACTGAAATTCCACATGAGTTCTCAGATGACCCGTTGGATGAAAACGTCAGCCTCGGTAACAAGAATCTGACCATGCAGTGCCTTGACTTCCAAAACGTCATCATGAAGAATCTCTTCGGATGGGATACAGACATATCAGGTTATGCTGCTGCTCCTGCACAGTACAAAGACCTGTGGTGCTGCGTTATCCTTCAGTTCGAGGGTAAGAGCATCGTCATGCCGAAAGTCAAGATGGACTCAAAAACCACCTTGGAGAATATGCGTACAGACATCGCCCGTGGCGAATTGTCAGGCGTTCTTTACAGCGCCGACGTGAAACTCGGAACAGTAGATGCAAACACCAACATGTTCATCATCGAAAACGGTCACAACTTCTCAATCGGTCCTGATGGCAATGTTACGGTTGTCTCAGTTGCTGCTGACGGCACTGTTACAATGTCAACATCACCTACCACAGTGGCAGTCACTTTGACTCAGCCTACTAACGGTACAGTCGAAGGTCTCGCTGTTGGTGCCAATGCCATCGTACAGGGTGATATGGTTTACCTCACAGCAGTACCAGCTGAAGGTTACAACTTCTCCAAGTTCACCATTGGTAGCGATGATATTGCACAGAATCCTGTTGCATTCGCTGCTAATGCTGCGACAACGGTTGCTGTTACATTCGTTTCAGCATAATACTTGGGAAGAAACATCTCATAACAGGGAAAGGGGATTGGTCGAGTACCGTCCCCTTTTCTTCTAAGTAGTAACAAACAAAAAACGAAATAATATGTCATTGATAAAAACAAATACAGGTCGAACGATATTCAAGGATGCCGAATCAATGCTTGTAATGCCATATGTGTATAACAGCACGTTGAAGGACTATGTCTTGGGAGACAACATCTACGACCTTTCGGCTATCATAGGCGACTCCATTGTCATAGAGCAGTCTGAAGGCAGCACGACGACCAAGGAGAACGAGTTTGTCGCGTCACCGTTGTTGCAGAACGTCTCAGGCGGAAAATACGGATTTACGGCGCAGATTCTCGACCTTCAGAACGCCGTTTTAAAGGCTTTGTTTAATGCCATGACAGTCATCGGCAAAGAAGGCTTGGTCGCTTTCAACGACGATTATACGCCTTTATATGCGTTGATAAGAATAAGTTTCGCTGACAGCGGCACTCCTGACGTGATATTGCCTAAGGTGCAGTTGAACAGCCGTCTTTTCATTCAGCAGTTACATACGAGGGCGGGTCAAGGTAATATCGCAGGCACTGCTATGGCTTGTGACGTGTGTGTGCAGAACAGTTCGCAGGCGGGGGCGCTGCTGCAGTTTTCGTCGCCGAGCACCTATGTTCTTCGTACGCCTGTGCTGTTTCTCCCGAAAGACCAAACTCCGATGTTCGCTTCATATAACGGAAGTATTGGCTTTTACAAAATAGACTTCACGTCGGGGGCGAAGACACAGTTGTACGTTGACTCGACAAGTGGGACTTGGTCTGCTACACCTGTATAAAAAATCCTTGCGTTATGTAAGAAAAAAGTCGTATCTTTGCGGTTGAAATAAAACTACACGAAAGATGCCAATAATAAAAGCTAAATCAGATGTAAAACAACGCATTAAGCAGCAGGAACGCGAGCTTTTACAGGTCTCCGATGAGGCGCAGAATCGCCTCGCGGAGATTCTTGCCGATGGTTTTACGGTAGAAAAGTGCGCTGGGACTGAATGGGAAATCAGACCTCTGCGAATGGGAACTGAATACCTCATTGTGAACGAGGTTTGCAAACTGAACATCGAAAACGGAGCGAAATACGGTGATGTGTTGCACGAATTAAAAAACTCAATGCCAACGCTTTGGGATGTATTTACGCTTATCTTGTTGAACGACAAGAACAAGATATACCAGAACGGTGACACAAGCCAAGGATTCAGCAAGCTTTTCTATAAGACAAGAAAGACAATCGAATGGTACGCCAACAAGGAGGAGATGTCTTCAATATTGCTGACCACGCTCCGACTTATCGACGTGTCTTTTTTTATAAACGCTCTGGCTATGCTCCAGATATTCAGAGCGAGCGTCACGGAGAAGAAGAGGACGAGGACAAAGACTCAAGGACAGAAGTGATACGCTCCGTGAGCGAAATTGGAGACATGGTGGACTTCCTGAAGGCGAATCCGTTCATGACGATGGAAGACTATTTGTGGAAGTACAGCATACCGATGATAAAGATAATGGGTATGGACAACTCGCGCGTCAACTACTTGTCGGAGAAAGAGGCTCAGAATCGTAGGGGTAGAGTGCTTGATATGAACGGTAAGAGCGTCGAAGACCTCAACAACGACCTTGGAGTGGAAATAAACTTTGACAACGAATAAAAAAAACATAGGAGATATAAAAAATGGCAGACAATGCGGCACAAGCAATAAAAGACTTGCAGAAAAATCTATCAGAACTTGATGTGTCTCTTGACAAGACTATAAAAAATCAAGAGAAGTACACACAAGGCATTGCTCAAATGTTTCAAGAGGCGGCGAAACAAGGTATGGTCAGCGTCGATAACCTCCTTTCTTACATTGGTAAGCAGACGAAGAGTATGTCCAATGCAATGAAAATCAAGTGGCAAATAGACTTGGGTACGGGAAAGAAGGGAGAGTTAGAACAACAGATAGCGAACTTGAAGAATGACATCACGAAGTATGAGAAATCGAAAGACACTCACGCCGTTGAATTATTGAAGCAACAACTTAAAGACCTTGAAGCCGAATACAAGAGTTTAGCCGATGCATCAAAGAAGTCTGCCGCTCAGATGTACGACGACATGCTTAAAATCGTCAATGTCGCAGCAGGGGGTAAAAAAGATAACAAGGGTACCGCTTGGAGTCAAGCGAGAGCAAGATTAGACGACGACAGGCGCAAAACCATTGACAATATAACCAAGGCAGAGGAGAAAATTGTCGAATTACAGGAAAAGTTGGGTAAATACAAAGAAGGTTCGAAGAATTGGGAGAAGACTAATCAAGCGATAGAAAAAGCGAAGAGTTCACTGCAACAATACCAAGATAAACTAAATCGACTCCAAGGTCGAAAAGTAGAGGATGCTTCGGCTAAAGCCATCAAAGACCAAGTTACCAACATGCGTGAGTTGTACAACTTGAACAAGCAATATCAACAAATGTTGGGCAAGAAACGTCAAGGGTTGTTGGTCAATCCACAAGACTTGGATGATACAAAGCGTAGGCTTCGTGAAATTCTCGATGTTATGAAAAAAATCGAGACGGAACATCCGGGTTCAAGAAAAACCGCCGCCGCTCGTCTTGAGACAGAGCGTTTGCGTGATAGATGGAAAGAGGCGAATAGAGAGACAAAGGCGAATAGACTTGAACTTGACAAGATGCTCCCGACTCTCCAACGTCTTGCCTCCGCTTTCGGTATCGCTTTTTCTATTCGAGGTCTTGCACAGTTTGGTAAGAAGCTCATTGAGACTCGTGGAGAGTTTGAAATGCAGCAAGTGGCTCTGCGTTCCATCTTGCAGAACAAACAGTTGGCTGACGAGATTTGGGACAAGACGATGCGTGCGGCATTGCAGTCGCCTTATACCGCTATGCAGTTGACGAAATACACCAAACAGTTAGCTGCTTATCGTATAGAGACGGAGAAGCTGTTTGACACCACGAAACGTCTTGCTGACGTTTCCGCAGGTTTGGGAGTGGATATGCAGCGTCTTATCTTGGCTTATGGTCAGGTCAAGGCTGCCAACTACCTCCGTGCGTCTGAAATCCGTCAGTTTACCGAGGCAGGCGTGAATATCCTTGGCGAGTTGTCACAATACTTCACCGAAGCCAAGGGCGAGATGGTCTCCACCGCTCAGGTGATGGATATGGTACAGAAGAGAATGGTCAGGTTTGAGGATGTCGCTGAGATATTCAAGAGAATGACCGACCAAGGCGGCATCTTCTACAACATGCAGTATGTGCAGTCTCAGACCGTCAAAGGTCAGTTGATGAAGTTGCGTGACGCCTATGACCAAATGTTAAATACGATAGGCAAAGGAAATGAAGGCACTATTAAGAATTTAGTCTCAGCATTGAATGACATTGTGCGTAATTGGCGTACAGTAGCGATAGTGTTGAAATCTATCGGTTGGGGAGTCGCCATCAATTGGGTTGGGAAATATGTTTTGGCTTTGAGAGATTTAAGTAAGGCTTCCAAAGCGACAGCTGCTAATTTGGTGAAATTTAGGTCGGTTTTGTCAAGTTTGTCAGGATTTATAACTTTACCGACAGTAATTGTCGGTATTGCTACGGCTTTATTGAATATGTCTCGTCAAATGAGAGCTGTCAATAAAGAAATAGACGAGCAGAATTATCATCTTTACGAGAGTCAGAAATACTTTGAGGAGTTAAGATACAAGATTCAACTCAATAACAGTTATATCGAAGACGAGACTTCTTCCGAGGAGGAAAACACAAAGGCGAAAGAAGCGAACCGTGCTATAATGCAGAAGTTGATTAACGAATATCCACAACTTGCAGCGCAAATGGAAATTAGTGAGGATGGGTTAATCACGATGAACGATGCGTTGGATGCAAATATCCGCAAACTTAAAGAGCAAAGAGTTCTCATCAATGCAATGAAAACGCAAAGTATGTTCTCTGATACTGACCAAAAGAATCTTTCTGATTGGGAGATGAAGTTGTCGAGCATACGTGTAAAGATGAGCTCTGTGCAAAGCGAGGCTGAACGACTCGTTTCTGCAATGGAGACCAACAATCTGCAAGGCACCAAGTTATATGAGATATATACAAAGATTGCAGAATTGGATATTGCAAACGATGCGTTGGGCGCAGCGAGGTCGTTTGAAGAAATGGCAAAGGCTATCCAAAACATGCCATTTGAGGAGTTTGACAAATTAAATGATGAACTCAAAGATTTCGACGAATACAAACTTCCTTGGTTTGGTGGCAGTCAATTGGAACGTAAAATGGGACTCGGACATGCTTTATTGCCGTGGAGTGGAAGTTTCGAGATGTACGATATGTGGGGAGACGAAAACCGTGCTATATCTGCTTTAGACAATATTCAGTCCGAATTGATGCGTTATTATCGTAACGGCATTCAAGATAATGAGGAATATCTTGAAGAGGTCGGAGATATGACTACAGAAGAGTTCTTGAAATGGCTTGTAAAAAATGCAGGTAGACTAAACAAAGATACGGCGGAAGGCATCAACAAGGCTAACGAAATATTTATCAAGACACTTGCGCCTCAGTCAGATGAGATGAAGTCTTACTTAAACAAGTATTTCAACAATTTGTTGGGTATCGACGAGATGGCTTTTGTTAGAGCTGAGGCAAGATTGGGATGGTTACGTCAGAAGGTGGCTGAACATGAAGCATTGCCACAGTTAGGTATGTTGGAAAATCCTGATAGAATAGCCGAATACGAAGCTATTTTACAAGAAATCAAAGAACTTGAATCATTTCTTAAAAATCGAGGAATTGATTTCTTTGCTACTGCTGAAAATATAGGTGGTACAACTGAACCTGACTTCGAGCTTAATGCCGCCAACCTTCGCAAGCAGGTGAATCTCTTGGAGGAGATGAAGAAGCGCTATGACGAGCTGTCAAAGTCAGCTTATGGCTATGCCAAGAGCGAGGCAAAAGTACGTCAAGCGTTCGAAGATTCTTTTAAAGAAATCTTCAAAGGTACGGGCATCACAATGGATATGATAGACTTCACTTCTATGGAGGGACTATCAGCATCAATTCAAAAGGCATTAGATGCTGCAACCAACATCAAAGATGAAGTCAAGCAAGAAGTGATGAAGAAGATTGATTCTTATGAGGCGAGAATTGAGATAGATGCTCAAGTTAAGATTAGAGAAGATTTTGCAAAAGACATCGAGAAGATGTTTAACAACTACGACCTCACGGTTGACTTGGAGAAATTGAATTTACCTGCGGGAGAATTAGCGGGTATATTCAAATATGACGTCACCACAGTAGATATGTTGAGAAAGGCGGTTAATGACTTTTACGACAAACAAGTCAACCTTGGCGATGACCCTAAAAAATTGACCGAGCAAGTGCAAAAGTTTAGAGACAAGATTGACGATATGGAGCGCAAGGCTCTCGTCAACAGACTCAAGACGTACACCGCTTATTTGGAGAAAGGTCGTGATGAGGCTGTCAAGATACATCTTGACGAGTTGAAGAAGATGGCTGAACTTGACGCTTTATATAATGCAGGATATTATACCGATACTCAATACAACGATATTAAGGGCAAGATAAAGAAAGAGACCGACGAGTCGTTGGCGAAGAAAAAGTGGGAAGACTTCAAGAAGAGCGACTTCTACATTATGATGTTCCAAGACTTGAACAACGTCGCTGACGTGAGTATTGACATAATGATTGAGAAATTGAACGCTCTCAAAGAGGAGGTTAAGAGACTCAACCCGAAACAGGTCAAGGAAATCGTCAAGACTCTCGACAAGTTGGAGAAGACCAAGAGGTCTCGCAGTTTATTTGGCACATTCAAAGAGGATAAAGAACTTAAAAAAACGTGGCAAGCGGGTAATAGAGATGAAATGTTGCCGTATTGGGAACAGCAAGAGATGTTTTGGCAACAGATGCACGATTATGCTGCGAATGATGTAGCTAAATTACAAGAGGCTTATGATATATTGAGTCACGATGGTATTGAAGGGAATGAAAAGGTAGCGAAAAAGCAGTTGGACAACGCTCAAAAGTATCTTGACACCGTCAATGAAAAACTCGAAGAATCCAAAGAAAACATCGAAGAAATCACCGAGGAGCAAAACGAGGGTTACGCAGCTTGGGTTCGTTATCACATGGGCGTAGCGAAAGGCGCTCAAGACTTCAGTAATGCAGCGCAAGCCGCAGGTACTATCGCTACCGAAATGATGGATATGTTCGACAAGGCGGACAATGCGAGCAAGAAACTCGCCCACGACCTTGTCGATATTGCGGTAAATGCAGGCTTATTGGTAGCTGATATTGCGAAAGCAATCTCAAGTAAAGGAACGGATATCGGCGCTATGGTTGACGGTCTTATTAAGACTTGGAACATCATCAAGAGCGGGATAAGTGCAAGTGAAAGAGACCTTAATAGAACGATTGACGATAACAAGTTGAAACTCGAAGAACTTGAAATCACACTCGGAAGAGTCGAAAAGGCGAGAGAGAAGGCGTGGGACACTCAATCGGCAGTTCAGGCTTCCAACGAGATGAATCGTATAATCAAAGAACAGAAAAAGGCGTATCAAGCATTGATTGCTGCCGAAAATGCTAAGAAGAGTACCGATGAAGACCTTGTTCGTCAATATGAGCGAGCGATAGACGAACTCGATGAGGCTCTTGAGGAAGAAAAAGACAAGATGCTCGAACTCTTCGGTGGATTGGGAGAAAATGCTTATCGTGGCGAGGCTCAAAACTTTGTCGATGCTTGGAAGTCCGCTTTCCTTGAGACAGGTGACGGCTTACATGGGTTACAAGACCACTTTGATGAGTTCCTACAGGAGTGGTTTGTGAAACAGGCTACGATGCGTATCGCAGGGCGTATGCTGCAGCCGTTGTTCGAGCAGATTGACCGTGCCGTTGACCAATACAATGCAGGCGGCACGAGTGTGTTGATGTCTGAGTTGAACGCCATCCGTGAGAAGTTCGGTATCATCGCTCCTCAGTTGTCAGACGCTTTAGAGGCTC